TTTATATGCAATATTATTTTTATAAACTATATTTCTAGCTATGGAAGGCATCTTGTATCACTATAATTACACCTGGGTTATCACTCGGAATATAATAAAAGAAATTAAATGGGTCAAGCACTTCTTTACATATTCTTTTTCTCATATCACCTGATTTACCTGTTATAATTTCTACTTCCCAATAACTAGACATTGATATTCCAATTAGTTCACTTTCAACTTTACTAATTGCCTCTTTATGAGTTAAACCATGTAAATCTATTGTATGAGTCATCTAGTTAAATCACTTAATTCTTGTTGTAATTTTTGAATTGTCAATTTAGTTTGCACACTTTTATCTGTGAATTTTAAATGTACAATTTGCTCATGCAATTGTTTTATCTTTTCCTTTCTTTCTTCGTTTGTCATGATAATGAATTTATAAAATGTATAGTCCAAGCTATTAAACCATTTAGTTGTAATATAACTAAGTTCCATTGTCTTCTAACTGCAACTTGAATTAATACACAACAAAACCCAATCATAAATAATATTGGTTCAACAGTCCATTGACCACTAATTAAAAATGCTACACCCATATAACCAACTCTACTAGATAAACGTTCCATAGGTGTTAAACGTCTATCCCTAACCATTAATCTTAAGATACTATTAGTCCAAGTTCGTTCACATGATTTACATGTTTTTTTTCTTGTACCATCTGATTTTTTCTTATACCTAAAATCAGGTTTATTATATTTACAGACGTTACATTTTTTCATTTAGATTTACTTTTAAAGTATTTAATCAAGTAACTAGCGGTTCTATAATTTGTAGCCAAAGGTACTTCATGTACATCAGCTAATCTCATCAACATACTAATGTCAACATCATGTGGATGTTTTCCAAGTGGATCTCTCAAAAATATAACTAAATCAATTTCACCTTCAGATACCATTGCTGCTATTTGAGCATCTCCACCTAATGGGCCTGATAGTACACTTACTATATTTTTAATCCCAGCATGTTTTACATGTTTACCTGTTGTACCTGTTGTTACAATAGTAACATCTTCACGATTAAAAAATGGTAATCGTTTGGATACAAAAGCAACCATATCTGCTTTTTTATTATCGTGTGCTATTAATGCTATTTTCATTTAAAACTTGTATAATAATGTTTAATTATATTTTCGAATTGATCTATATTAATCATTTTTTTACCATCTGAAGGGGCATAATCAGGGTCATCATGTACCTCAACAAATAAATTTAGCCCCATATTTCCAGCTAATCCAGCCATTGTTTTAGCATATTTTCTTTCACTAATACTATGAGTAATATCTAGAAAAATAGGTACATTATAATTATCTTTCATATATTTAATACCTTCAAAATCAATAATCATTCTTCCATAACCAAATGATGAACCACGTTCTGTAATCCAAACATTTTTATCACCAATTTTATCTATAATACCACTTACTCCCCCAGGTGGCATAAATTGTCCTTTTTTAACATTAACAATTTTATTTTTAGAAGCCGCTTTTTGAAGTAAATCTGTTTGTTTAGATAAAAATGCTGGGATTTGATATACATCAACTGCTAATTTATCTATTTGATGCGTTTCATGAAAATCAGTAGTTATTTTAAATTCCTTTCTTAATTTATCAAAATCACTAAAGCAAGCATTTAAACCTAATCCTCTAGGTGAATTATTAAATGTTCTATTTGCTTTATCAAAACTAGCTTTAAAATAATATTCTATACCAAATAAGTCACAAACTTCTTTACATTGTTTAGCTAATTTATAGCTATGTTCATAACTTTCATGTTGGCAAGGGCCAGCTATAACAATCGGTCTATTCATAAGTCATCTTTAGTATTAATTTCTCTTCCATTATATTCTACTTCTACAGCCATTACTCTATAATGAGAACCCAAAATTCTATTTTGTTCTAAATTCTCACTAGGATAATTTTCAGGAAATGAATGATATCTGTCTAAAAATATCCAGGGGTAAGCATATATTCCTAAATGTGAATCACCATATCCTATATCTGATCTAGTAAACCAACAAGCAAAATTACCTTGATGAATAATTTTAACTCCATTTGGATTATATCCTTTAGTGTAGGCTGTAATTACATTTCTATGGGCACCCATAGTTTTAATTATAGGTTCTATAGTTTCATACGTTATATCTAACATGTCTCCTTGAACATTAATGATATAATCATAATCAAAAAACTTCATTTTCTGGCTACAAATTCTTGCAGTACCATTTTCTTCTTTACCTGTTATTATAACATTCTCTTCAGGTATATATTTAGCAATCTTTTTACTATCAGTTAAAACAAATGTATCAAATCCAAATTTAGATACTTTTTCAAATACATTTTGAATTAAAGGCTTACCATCAAATTTTAGTAACATTTTTTCTTTTAATCTGCTACTATTTAATCTAGCGGGTATTGCTATTGCTATTTTCATCATCCTTTTGGTCTAAAAGTCCAACAAAACCATCCTGTAGCTATATATTTTGTTTCATTTGGGGCAGGTATTCCTCTATGTGGGTGAGTCCATCCTGCTGGCCATATGATTGTAAGTCCTTTTCTAGGTTGTACTTTCATTTGTTGATGAATAAATTCTGTTTCCCCATCAACTTCAATATCATTTAAATAAGTAGTAAATGCTAATATTCTTTGTAACTTATTAGGTTGAGGTCCTCCCCCTTCAATATGAATAGGATTATAAGCATATCCTGGTTCGTATTTTTGAATATTATATGGACTCATTGCTGCAAAATCTCCTACTTGGTTAATGTACTTGTATTTTTTTCTATATTTTTTCTCAACATCATTTAAAGCCCTGTTATATTCCCTTATTACTTTTTTATCAAAATTACCATCAGTTAACCTCCAATATCCTCTTACTTCATCAAACCTAGGTTTAGTTGAGTTGTTTTCAAATCCATCAACAATTTTATCGCATATTGATGGGTCTATATAGTCTTGTAAAATAAATGATTCCATAATTAAGATTTAGTTCCTGATGTTCTACGGTTTATATCGTCATGGTTAAATTCAGCCCAATATAATTCAAATGCTACCCCATCTTCTAATCCTTCAAATTGATGAAATTTACCTGGTTTAACCATTGTAAAATCACCTGCCTCTAATATTGTTTCATCAACTAAACCTTGATCATCTTGCCATACACGAACAATCATTTTACCTGATTCAACAAAAAACCCATTCCATTTAAATTTATGTTCATGTTCTGAACATTTATACCCTGCATTAAATTCAATTCTGTGAAATTCTAATACACCATTTTTGTGTACCATTTCTGTTTTACCCCAAATTTTTCCTGCTTTCATTAATGTGTTGTTAAAAGTATAAATACGAATGTAATAATTAACCCAATAACTGATATAAATAATAATTTATTGTTGGTTTCTATTTGTTTAGGACTTCGTCCTTGATTAGACCTATACTGTCTATTTTTTTTTAATTTTTCCATAATACTTGAATTGCTATTAATAATAAACATAATGCTAAACTAACTGATGTTTTTGCTGTTATACCTTCTTTAAAGAAATAACTAACACCAATAGCATACGTAGAGATTCCAATTGCAAAGCCAACAAATCTAGTTGGCCATAATAATCCACCAAAACCTTCTACAACATATTTTGTACCCCAAATATAAAAAAATGAAATAACTAAACCAAAACAAGCTAAAATAAACTCATTTTGTTTAAACCAATCCCATTTAAATTGTCCATTAAGCTGAAAAAATACAGCTATGTGACCCAAGGTAAACCAAAATATTCCTAATAATAATTTACTGTAATCCATTAGTTATCGTAATCGTGATTTCCAAAATTATAGATTATACTTAATGGTCCTAAATAAAGTAAAACTGAATGGTAAAACATACCATTATCAGGTTGTTCACTTGGAATGATTAAATCATATCCAATGGTAAAACCTTGATGAGGCCATTTCCAAGCTACAGCTAATTCCCACCAACTACTATCTTTATCGCTATCAAATCTAATCATTTTTAATTGTATTTAAAAGTGCTTCAGCTACTTGCTCAGCTAATTTTGGGTTAAATGTAATTCCTCTTTTGGTAGGCATAGATTTACCTTCCTCATTATCATAGAACTCTCTTACGTCTATGAAGGGATGACCCTCATATTCTCTTTGTTCTATAATTAAATAGTTTGATTTGTTTTTTTGAATTTTTATCATAACATTAATTGTTTATTTTCTAGAAACATCCAGAAACGTTCTAACCATAAATTAATTTTAACATCTTCAAGTAACTCATTACCTTCCATACCATTTTCTTTCTTACCTGCAACGTAAGCTATTCCCATATCACAATAGTCTCTAGCTTTATCTCGTTCCCCCAATTTATAAAATTCTTTTGCCTTATCCAAGCAATGATGTAAAACTTGTTTTTCTATTTTCATAATTTGTTTTTTGTACTATTAATTATTCCACCTATTATTTCTAAATCCTCTAAATGACTCATATCATTTGGATCATATTCATGTTCTTTACACTTAATAAGATAACCACCCTCAACACTCTCAAATGATTCTACTATTACATTCATTTCATCTCCATATATAATATGAGATAACATTTGCCCTTCTGAAATAAAAGGTCCTCCTGAGGGATCAACCATAGTAATCTTATTAGGGTCACCTCCTGTTCTTACATATTCAAATTTACCTTCCCATAATACATTACCATCTTCTTGTTTAGTGAATGTATAAACGTCTCCGTACCTATTTCTGTATTCCATAATTTGCTTTTTTAACTCTATTTGGAGGCACTTGCATTAATTTATTATACATTTTGATAAGGTAGTTGCCTCTTTTTGTCATACCAAAACATTTTTTACGTTGATAACCATCAACTATAACCCAATCACCTTGCTTAATCATATTAAAATGGTAATGGTTCATCCTTATCTTTAGATGTTGGCTTAGAAATATCATCTAATTTTCTATTACCAAGGGTACCAAATGGTTGTTCAACTATATCTGTTATTTCAGAATCCTGAACATTCATAATTGCATTAATTGAATCATTAACTGCATGGCTTCGTTTTCTAGCCATATAATCATTAGGAGCATAAACATATGCTTCAAATGTAACTACGTACCTTTTATCCTTCATAATTTTCTCTAATTAATTTATTAATATCATCTCTGGTTTGCCATCCTTTGACGTCCCATTCTTGTTGATCATCAGGTAGATTTTCATCTATAATAGCAACTTCAAATGAAACAAATTCGTTTGAATCAGGGTAATCATCACATTTTTCTCTATCAAGTGAAAGCCCACCTGGAGAACTATACATTCCAGGACCTCCTACTACAGAAATAAACACACCTGGTTTTAATTCCATACTAGCTCCAATACATTTTTTATCGTATTTTTTAGGTCTAAATTTTAAATTTCTAAATGTTGGTGTCATAACTTCATCCTTTTATTTGCGTTAACTAATACTTCTAAATTATTGCCCTCAAATCTAAGGCCAACTACTTCCTCATCACTAGCTTCTACTTTTTCTAGAAACTTAGATAAGTCAAATGATCTAAAGTAAATACCACCTCTGGCTTTACCATCAAAATCTGATTTTGCGAATACTGAATCTTTAAACATAACTTTTATCTTTCTAATATAACAAATGAACCAAAATAACCATCAAATACTTCAAGTAAATTTTCATAATCACCTGAGGTCATTTCAGATTGAACTTTATCCCATAAACCTATCTCATTATTAGAATCTAATTGTTTACAGAAATTTTTAGCATAACCTAATAATACAAAAGCATTTCCATCAGGACCTGTTAAATCAATAATCATAGGATTATTTGGGGATAAATCTTTCTTTTTTCTAATCATAACCTTAATTTATTAACCACAAGGACAAAATATCCAAAGTGAAAAATATAACATATAAAATACTAATGCAATAAACAAAAATGATACTACAGTATCTATTTCTTGTGTGTACTTGTTTCTGAACTTTTTAAACATAACCTTAATTATTTATTTACCTAAATATACGAACTTTATTTGGGGTAGCCAAATTTAATCGCGGGAAAATTCAAATTTTTTATGTGTTTTTATACACGTGATTAAATCATCTACAATACAAGGATCGACGATGGCGCCTTTAGATTGTAATTGATAAATAACTTCTTCTAATACTGAATGTGAATGCATAGTTGCTTGAATCATAACCTTAATTTTACCCTGTAAATATAATAAAAGAAGGCGTCATATTGATGACGTTAATATGACTAAAATGTGACATATGTATAACCGATATGAAGAGAGCAATAACAATAGGTTTGTTGTTATTCGGGATGAGTGCACAAGCCAATACGAATGATCCAATTACGGATGAAAAATCGAAACAAATCGAGTATCTTAAAAAAGCTAAATATTACGAAATTAAAGCTAAACTCGAAGAAGGTTCAATTACCTTAGAAGAAGCCCAAAAACTGTGGCAAAAAAATTTAAATAAACTTAGAAAAAAAGAAGGAGCTAATTAAGCTCCTTTTTTTATTTTAAAATGTGTACCTGTCTTATTGATAATCTTTCATGAAACGACCAAAATGTTCTTTTAGACCTTCTTCTAGATAATCATAATCATCATCACCTTTTTCAAAGTCTGTATTAGTTAAAGTATAATCTACTTTTCTTACGTTTGATCCATCTTTGTCTTGAACATAAACCTCTAATCCTGAAATGGCTCCAAGTTTTTTAAGGTTATCAAGTTGTTTTTGCGATATTGCAATTCCAGTAGGAGCTAATTCTTCATTTACTGATTCATCTTCATTCATTCCTGGGGCTACTATATCACCAAATACAATTTCTTCAATTGCTTGAGCTAAATCATCACCATCAATAGTTCCTGCTCTATAAGCATCTAAATGGAATCTAACTTCCTTTTCACTTACTTCAGTAAAACCTTCTTCTTCTTTCATCATACCTTTAGCTTTTTTAGCATCTTTTTCAATTTCAGCTTTTTCTTTATCAGCAATAGATTTAGGTAATTCTTTTTTCATATCATCTTTTTCTCTTAAGTCATCAAAATCAGAAGTATCATCCCCAGCATCATCAAGTTGATCTAATCCATCTTTTATTTCTGCATTAGAATAAGCACCATCACCTAATAATTCTTTAGCTGCTCTAATTGCTACTGGTTTTCCTCCAATACTGAATCTAAAGATTTCCATATCATCTTCATCTCTAGGATCAAATTTATAAGGATAAACTGAGAATGCTTCGTCTTTATCACCTGGGTAAACTTCAAATTCAAATGCTGTTTTACCATCACCTGACATTCCAAGTTCTTTTACTCTAATGCCTTTTTCTTTTAGGTCATCTATTTTATTGACTAATCCTCTATAAGTGTCTATATAGGTACCAATTCTACCTGTGCCAGTGATTTCGTTTAATAAATCTTCTAATTGATATTTACTCATGTTTTATTTTTTAGGTTTTCTGCCTCTTCTTGGTTTACCTTTAGCAGCATCAACTACGTCTTTAACTTGTTCAGCTACATCTTTAGCTTCTTCAACTACGTCTTTAATTTCTTCTTTTACTCGTTTAGCTCTACGCTTAACTTCTTTAGCTGCTTCTTTTACATCTTCAACAGCATCTTCAACTTCATCAGGAATAAAATCACCATCTCTATCATTGATTTTTCCTTTTTTATAAAATCCGAAGTAATAAACTGCTGCTGCAGCTACTAATAACCCTAAAATAACTAAAATTGTGTCCATAATAAATTAATTAATTAATATTTTGTTATAAATATATAAAGACTAAGCTAAATTATATTTTTTTGTCCATTGATCAATGAATGCTTTACCAACACCTACTTCTAATATTTCAGCTATTTCTGGTACACCTGGTAGTTTTTTAGCTGTTAAAACATAATCAATATTTTTTCTAAATACCTTCATTTTTGTTTTAGCATTAGAACGATTTGATGTTTTAAATACCATTACAACAGGTGATTTACCATACATTCTTTGGTCAATCTTAGGCTTAGGGTATTTGGTAGTATCATGGTTTACTACTTTCCAACACCCATTAGGGTTTTTATTTTGATCATAGTAATAACTCATATCACCTGTTTCTAAAACCCATTTAGTAGGTTTAACTACATTTTCACTTGGTCTACCTCTATTCATAATTAAAATGTAAATGATTCTACTTCATACTTGCAAAATAATGCTTGAAACCTAGCACTTTGTCTTTGTTTACCCAATGTTGTTAAAATTGATTCATTAAAATTTAAACGTAATGTTGGTGAAATAGTTTTAACATAATTATCTATCTCATCATGGGGAATAATTGATAAACGCTCTTCGTCAAAATGCATTATAACTAAATAGTCATATCTATTTACTTTTTTCTTATGTCTATAAGCAACATATACTGAATTTGTTTCATATGACATTGTTTTTATTTCATAAAGTTTACCCTGAGCATCAACTGCATCATATCCATCAGCATCAATATTTTCCCAATTAAAATAATTACATACTAAAGTTTCACCTACTGCCCCAATTGCACTTGCAATTTGGTTTTTATCTCCACTTTTTAATAATAAGTGAATATAATTTGTTAATTTATTTCTTGTTGGTGTCATAACTATTTATTTACTTTTTTTTCTAACGCTTTTATATGTTTGCATTTACCATCAAATGCTCTCCACCTACCAGGACAACTACAATAGTATTTACCTGAATCTGGGTAGTATGCTGTTTTATATTCTATATCAGCGTTACTACTACTAGTATGCATTTCAATTGTTGGTTCTGTTCTTTTTGGTTTTGGTTTAACCCAATTAATATCATTTACAGTAGTGCCCTCAACTACTTCTTTCCATAATGGCATTAAATAAGTTTTACCATTTAATTCTAATATAGTAGGAGGTAAAACAGGATGCTCATAATCATACTTATACCTTCTTACCGCTACAAACGAACCAAAACCATTTGGATTAAAGCTAAATGCTTCACCATCTGGTCTATGGAATATCCTACTTCTAGGATTTCCATATTTATTTAAATTTGTAAAGTGCCAAAGTGCCATACTAATGCTTGTATTCATTTATATCAACCCACTCTTCAATTTCATTTTCATAAACCATATCATCTATGATTTCATAAGCATTATCATTACCATCAGATAAAACTGTAATTCCATCACTTTCAATAATGTACTTATTCATACCATTATATGAAATTAATTTAGCTTTTGTTTTAACAAAATCACCATTTGGAGCTAATCCATCAACCATGAATTCATCTCCTACTTTAAAATTTTCTATTTTTTTACTCATAACCTTTATTTAACCTATTTCACACATTAACTCATACGCATCTTGTTTAGCTTGCGCTTTAGCCTCTATGTCCCAAGCTTCATCAGCTGTAACACAAATTTCTTCTGTACCATTCCATACAATAGCACATTCATCACCACTTAACTCGTCTTTGAAAAATCTTAATACTTGCATAACCTTTATTTTACCCTGTAAATATACGAAGAATAATTGTGGGAGCCAAATTTGCTCCCACTTTTCTTATGTTTTTCTTTTCTATAGTATTTACTCCTATCCCTGTAAGGTTTAGGGACTTTTAAGGCATCCTGCCATTCATGTTGTGTTAATACAACTTGTTTTAATTTAACATTCCGCTTCATCAGATTTGATTTTAGAATTTAAATCCAAGCTAAGAGCCATACACAATCTTTTTAATTGACCTGCTTCATGAACATACATAAAGTCTTCATCTGTCATATTATTAAATAATGTTATTGCTCTTACTTGCATTTTATTTTCCTTGTCCTCTATAAAGTTTGACATAATTTTTACTTCCTTTCAATTTTGATGATTTTGTTTTTGCATGAACCCCAGGTCTTTTTCTTCTGGGTTTTGATGTAAAACTACTAAATATACCTTTTTTTGCCATAATCTATTTTACTTATACATATTATAAGTCTAGATTATAACCGCTGAATTGTATCATATAACTTGTCATTGTTGTCCCAAATCCATCTTTAAATTCATATCCTTTTCTAAAAAATCTACGAACATTTCCTGCCCCAGCCAAATGAGCTGCTGCTAGTATTCCTGATTCTGTGATATAAATTTCTTGGTAGTATTGACCACAGTATTTATTAATTTGTTTTTTTAATTTTTTATGGTTATGCTCTAATAAAGACTGCATTGCTTTTTCTTGAATATAAGGACTATTTAAAAATTCATCTTGGGTTACTTTAAATCCTAATCCTTTAAGGGTTGATTTACCAAATTGGTATTTGCCCATGTATCCAAATTTATTTACTATTTCATATCTATTACCACTTTCTCTATGACCAATAGCATTTAGAAATTCATTATGTCCTTTAATTTCAATATTTACTAATTCTATTTCAGTTGAAATTTCTAAAGGAACTATTGGTTTAGTTTCTAATTTTAATACTTTAACTTGTTTTATTTGTTTATAGGTAGTAAAAGCCATTATTAATGGCAGAATAACCCCACATATAACAATTGTAATAAGTTTTTTCATGATTAAAAGTTTTTAAGAAAATCGCCTTTAATTGGCTTCGATTTTAGCTGGTTAGCTTTTTCATCGTTTTTAAGCATTTTATCTGTAAGTTTTTCTAAATGCTTAGATTTTTGGTTATCATAATCCTTAACTATTCGATTATGTTTTTTCATATATGATTTACCTTTTCTCATATTCTAGAAATATATTGGTTAACATCATCTTCCTCTTCATCGCTTAATCCTAATTCTCTTAAACGTTGAAGATGGTAATCATCTACTTCCCATTCTACTTTATCAGTTGTACTATTATGTTCCTGATGGGATTCGATTTGCTTAACATCTTTATCTGTAAAAATATCTCCTACTGTAAGGAAATAATGATTGTAACATAATAATTCTATATTTTCTTTGCTATAATTAGATTTATTATTGTCTTTAAAGTGCAACAATAAGGGCATTTTATAATCTAATACCCTACGTTCTTGGAAACCACACATTGAGCATTGCTCTGATAAATATCCAGCTTCTATTAAACGATACTTTATTTTAGCAGGAGTAAAATGAGCAGCTGATACTCTTCCTTCAATTATATCCAGAAGAGCAGGTTCTTTTCCTTTACCTTTTAAGAATTTAGGTATACCTTTTCCACTTTGATTTTTGTGGGAATCAAATAACTTATACATCTTAGCATATCTCTTATAATGTTGATAAGAAACATGAAGATATCTGGCGGCAGCCATATTTGATTTAGTATTTGCTTGGGCCGCCACTATCATTTCTTTAGATAGTGGTTTGGGTTTAGGCATCTTCTTCGGTATTAACTATTTGAAACGGACCTTGTAGATTTTTCTTATCTTCTTTTTCAAAGTCTAACTTTTCAGCTGTATCCGTTTTATCTAATTTTTTCTCTGCTTTTTCCTGAGCAACATATTGTTCATATTGGTCAGCATCCATGATCACTGTTTCAACCCATGTATGGTCGCCTTCACCCATTAATACAGGTATACCTTGTTTTCTTCCAACACCTAATCCAGCTTCCGAACATTTAACACAATAACTGTATTTATATTCAGTAAATCTTAATTCTGGCATTGGTTCACCGCAAGATGAACAGGGAATCATTTTTAAATTCATATTTGATTTTTTTAGAGTCTGTAGCATAAATATATAACCTTTTAATTTTTAACAAAACTTAGGTAAATATACGAACTCTATTTTACTCCTCCAAGCATTCTGCTAAGTATTGTGGTAAAGTATACTTTCTAATAATTGAATGTTTTGAAACAATACCATATCTTCTATCATGGCCCTTTCTATCTTCAACAAACTTAATTTTAACTTTTTTATTTAGAGTATTCTCTATTATTTCTACAATATCTAAATTAGTATAACGTTCACCTGAACTTATATTATGGATACCTGAAGCGTCTTTTTCAATTAAATCCCATATAAATGAAGTATTATCATGAACATGGATCCATTCTCTAACATTTAAACCATCACCATAAATAGGAATTGGAATATCAGATTTGACACAATTAATCATTGTAGGTAATAATTTTTCATTATGTTGTAAACTACCATAATTATTACAAGTACGAGTAATTAAGTATGGTAATCCATAAGTACGCCCAGCAGCTTGTACTAATAAATCAGATGATGCTTTAGTAGCTGAATAGTAAGAAGAACCTATTAATGGGAAGGATTCATCAGCTAATACTTGTGTATCATAATCATTCATATCACCATATACTTCATCAGTTGATATTTGTACAAATTTCTTTAATTTAGGGTTTTGTCTAGCTACCTCTAATAAATTAAAAGTGCCTTCTACATTTGTTCTAACAAATGGTTTTCCATCTTTAATTGAATTATCAACATGACTTTCAGCTGCAAAATTAACTAAAACATCATATGGTCCTAAATCTTCAGATGTTACATCACAAATATCCATTTGTAAAATAGATACTTTTGGAATATTATCTGTGTTAGCAGCATATGTTAATTTGTCTACTACTAAAACATCATGGCCTAATTTTACACAATAATTTGTAAATGAAGATCCTATAAATCCTGCTCCACCTGTAATTATAATTCTCATAATTTGTCGTTTTCTGAAATTGTTAAATTCTCTAATTGCATTGATTTACTTTTTATTAAATCGCTTGCTCCTGGGATGTTTTGATATGGGATTGTTTTATAACTATCTTTATCAAAATGTTCATCCATTAAATATACCAATGTAGTATTTGGTTGTAAAGTTAAATAACCATGAGCATAATCATCTCCAATATAAAGAGCATTTTCATCTCCTAAAATGTAACTTTTTAATTCACCTGTTTTTAAATTATATAATAAATCTAAAATTTGACCACTAACTACTTTTACATATTTATTTTGAAGTTTTTCTTGATAATGAAATCCCCTAAATGTATGAATATGTTGGTTGTATGATACAAGTACTTGCTTATAATTTTTTTCAGCTAAATCAAATACTGTAGTACTGCCTCTTGAGTCTAAAAATGATTTATGATTTAATTCCATCTAATACTTTTGGATTTTGTTTTATAGTTTGTCTAGCAATTAAATCTTTTAATTTAGTTGTTGACCATCCATGGGATCTAGAAGTATAAATAACATGAATAGGTAAATCATCACCTGTAAATGGTTTACCAATATAATCTTCACCTAATATTCTTAAATCTGGTTTCCAAAATCTAATTAAATCTAGTAATTCATCTTCAGTTTGATACATAAATACTTCATCAATATGTTTAATAGACATTAATGCTTTATATCTATCCCAAGATGGAATTACGGGTTTATATTTTGATTTTCTATGTAATGAGGGATCATTTTGTAAAAATACAATAAATTTTTCACAATGACGTTTTGCCTCTTCAAATGTATAAATGTAACCTGGATGTAATAAATCAAAGTTACCTGCTGTAAATCCTAATTTAAACTTTTTCATAATTTAATTAATTTATTTTGATATTCATTCATTTGAATAATCTCTACATTTATATTTCCTAATTTAAATTTCCCAACGCTACCACTATCTTTAATTATATCAGATAATTGAGTTATAATTCTAAAATCTTGTTGATTAAAATTAGCTCCATCTACTTCAACTAAAATTTCATTATTTTTTTCATTATCATAAGGTTTTAACCTATCAAATAAATCAAATGCCGTATTAGGTTGTTCACTATCAATGTAATTTTTAATTAAAGTAGGAATGTTACCTTCATCAACATAAAGTGTATCAGACCATGGTTCTAATGCTCTAACTAAAGTTTCATTACCATTTTTTAATATAATTCCAATATCATATTTAGGGGAAATAATAGGTAACATTAATGGAGTATGTTTAACTCCTGATCCCCATTTTCTAATAAATTCTTTAGTAGAATTATTCATTAACTTTTGCCATTCTTCATCTTTAGGCCCTTCTACTTCACCATGTTGGAATTGTCCTCCTCTACCTGTTAAATGATAAACTAAACTATTCCAAGGTTGTTTAAATTTAAAACCATCTAAACTTAATCTATTAAATACATCAGAATCTTCTCTAGCTGATTTTAGAATGGGGTCATGTCCACCTATGGATAAAAATTCATCTTTATAAATCATCCAAGGAGCAAATATACCTTCAGTTACTTTTTCTTCTCCTAATTGACCACTTACAAATTCATCAAATAATTCTTCTTTAAAATCCTCAGGCCAAATACCAAAGTCTTGAATTATTTTTTCACCTCCATTTGGGTGTAAAGGTGGTTCAATTCTGGTAGCACATACTACAGTTTTAGGTTCTAATAAATTAAAAGCATTTAAATCAGCATTTTTACCTAACATCATATCAGCATGAAAAATCATTACTATATCTGTTTCAGCTAATTCAATACATTTATCATATGCTTTACCTATACCATATAAAGAATTATTTAAATCAGGATTAACCTCAAATTTAAGATTATATTTATCTTTATTTTCGTTTAACCATTCAACAGTACCATCATAATCTGAATCAACAAATACTATAATATCGTGATCATCTTTAAAAGCATTCTTTCTAATAGATGGAATACATGTTTTAAGGTATCTTAAATTGTTTTTACTTGGTATACAAAATGTTATTTTTTCCATATTAAAATCGTTTATAAAATTCCAAATACTCAGGAATTAAATTTACTAAAGCAGTCTTTACTTTAACTTCTTTTAAAATTTCTAAAGCATAATTATGTTCTTTAGAACCTCGTCCCGGGAATGTATTAATAAGATTAGCAATCCCCCCATAATCTTTACCTTCAGTTAAGAATGGATAATCCTTTGGAATTAAATCTTGAATAGCCCAATCATAATTAGTAATTAAAGGAGTATCTAAAGCAGCAGCAGTAACTAGTTTAGTAGCAGGTTTAAATTTATAAGCAGCACTATCTGTATTTCTTACATTATAATGAATAGCATAACTATTTAATTTATCAGTTAATTCTGAAAATTGAGAATAACTAAAATTACCTAAAAATTCTATATCTTTAAATTTAATTAAATCTTGTAAATGAGGCATATCTCTACCATCATTAATTGTAACTACTGGTTTAGGGTTTGGTTTATTTGTAGTATCTAAATTTTGTAATCTAACATCCCAATGATGGGGAATGGTTTTTATTTCTAAATGAGATGGTAAAGTATATTCTTTTAATACTCGGCTCATTCTAAGGATTATACCATCAAAAAATTCATAACTGTACAAATTTTCAGGAGTAGTACCAGGACGAACATATTCGTCTACTACATCCATTACTAATTTATTATTATTTTCTTTTAATTTTTGTAATACTATTTTATGAGGTACATGTTTATATATAAATACTAAACTGTCTTTTAACGTATCTAATGCACTAAAATCCAATTCCCAATTATTGATATGAATAATTTCAGATTTTATATTAAATTGATCTAGAGCATGTTTTACCATTTTACCTAACATAAAAGTAGCCCCACAATTATCATCTTGTACTAAAAAAACTATGTTTCTCATATTAAAGTTATTGTTTGATTTTCAAAATGATAATGACATACTCCTTCTATCATTATGTTTTTATAACTACAGTCTATCACTCTACTATTAAAGATGTGTTCTAGTAATTTTTTATATTTAGGTTTACTAATGAGATGGAATTTTTTTAAATTATTTCGTTCTACACAATTAGCTAAAAATCTTTCACAAGTCCAATCTTCAATATATTCCCAAACTTTTCCATTATAATTTTCTATTTCACTTACTTGTTTATAAGTTTTATCTAAATACTTTTTATCATTTAAAAAATCTACTTTAGAGGTATTTAAAAAATAAAAATTTGTTTGAGGAAAAAAATCTTCAACCATTACTTTTTCAATATCAAAATCATATGCTTGAAGGCCCCCAAATCCAACACCATTTATATAATAAAAATCAGAATCATCAATTTCTTTCTCTAAAAAGGATAAATCTAATATCATATCATTATCTGATTTACAGACCCAATCAATATTATTTTCTTTACAATAATCAATAATTAGGTTATCTAAATCCGCTACCCCGAAATTATATCCTCTATTAGCAGGACATTCTAATTGAACCACATTATCAAAATATTTTTCCCATATTTCAATATTTTTACATTTTAAATCTATATCTTTAGGATCACAATTAATAGATGTAATTATACCTTTAAACTTTTTTAAAAATATAAGATTATATTTAATATATCTTTCTACAAGGATTAAATCATCTTCAGACTTAATGTGTCCTGTAGTACCATACCAACTTTTATTTACTAAATCTTTTATTTGCATCCTAAAAATTCATTTAGTTTATCCAGATTCATTCTAGTATCTTTTGGAACATGAGGGGGAGCAGGAATACCTTTACTAAATGGAGCTAACTCCTTTAAATTTTTACTGCCTGTTCCTACATTAAAAACCCCACTAGCATTTTTATTAATTAGTTTTATAATTAGTCCCGCTATTTTATTTACTGTATCTCCTGAAGTATAAACATCCCATACTTCTGAATATGGGAATGGGTTTGGTTTATGTAGTTCTCTACAAATTAAATAATTACTATTACATAATTGAATGTATTCATCAGCTAATAATTTTGTAAGACCATACCAGGTATTTCCTGGGGCGGGGATATCTTCTTCAGTAGGCAATCCTTTATTATTAGCATAAACAAACTCAGTAGATATATGAACTAATTTTATATCTTCGTCTTCACAAACATCACTTAATAAAGCTACAAATTTAAAATTTATATCATAGTGAGGTTTTTTCTCAGTCGAATAAGTATCTGTATGAGCAATGCAATTTATTACTACGTCATACTTGTAGATTAAATTAGCTAACCCACCGTAATCATCTAGATCGGGTAAATTACCTAATTTTCTTGAAGCTATATCCCATTTAGTTTGTTTTATAATTTCATTTCCTAATAATCCATCTCCAAGTACTAATATTTTCATTTTGTTACTTCGTAATAATCTCCAACTTTAAATTTCATTTTAGAGTATATAGCAGCTGCACCTTCTTCTTCACTATATTTTGATAAAGGAATACATCTAAAATCAACACTTACTCTAGTATTAAGAGTATTATTTTGTTTATTTCCATGCATTAAGCTATTACCATTCCATTTTACTACTTGACCATAAAGAGTATTCATTGGTGAATAATCTGCTTTATCTTCTTCTGATTCAACCCAAATTGTATTTGTTGAATAAGCATCTGTAAATGGTAAGAAGAAATTTCTTTCTTCTTCATTATGAGAATAATCTCTATCTCTATGAAATTCAAATACACCTAAATTATTTACTAATTGAGTTCTAAATGTAGGTATTTTTTGGTACACTACATCCTCACCAAATGTTGGTTTTACAACTTCATTAATAAATTCATTATATAAAGGTAAAAATTTATCTAAGTTATCATAGTATCTTCTATGCCATACTGTTGATTGATCAGTACCTTTAACAAATAATTCGTAACTTTGTTTTAAATGAATTTTTTCTAGATTATCTGTTTCTAAAATATCTTCAATTATTTTTCTAAAATTGTATTTCTCGGTATCGTAATTTATAAATTCCATATTATTGATTAAAAAATTCTTTTATTTTATCACAAACATAATCTACATCTTCAACTGTCATTCCATGGTGCGCCCCTAGTAAGAAACCATTTTTCATGATAGTATCTGAGTTTTCAAAATCATCTAAATACTCTCTATAAACAGGGTGTCTAGTAACGTTCCCAGCAAATGTAACTCTAGTTTGTATATTATTATCTTCTAAGAAGTGAAGTAATTCAAATCTTTTTTCTGTTTGTAAAGGCATAGCTAGCCAATTTGGTTTAATACTATCATCAGGTAAAACTAAATCACCCACACCTTGTAAATTTTTAAGATAACGTTCAATATTATCTCTTCTAATTTTACTATTAACACCAAATCTTTCTAATTGTACAATACCAAATGCAGCATTCATTTCACTAGCTTTCATATGGTAACCTAATACTGAGTATAAAAATTTATGGTCATAAGGGATCCCATCTACTATATGATTAAATCTATCATCCATAATTTCAGAATCATCACCTAATCTACCCCAGTCTCTATATTGTAAACATTTAGTAACATGCTTTTTATCATTATACATTACCATTCCACCTACTCCACCAGCTGTAATAACGTGTGAAGCATAAAAACTGGTAGTAGCAACATCTGTTTCAGGTGTTTGAGTTAAAGTATCAGCTGAATCTTCAATTAGGTAAATATCTTCTCTACCCATATCAACTAATGCTTTTTTAAGTTTGGGCCAATCTGGTTTATTACCAATTAAATTTGGGAGCATAATTGCTGATGTATCATCTGTTACTTTAGCTATAACTTGGTCTATATTTGCACAATATGTAGTTAAATCTACATCTACAAATACAGGCACATATCCTAATTGAATAATAGGAGCTAACGTAGTAGCAAATGTACAAGCAGGGGTAATAATTTTTGTCCCCTTAGGTAAATCTAAAGCAGCAATAGCTAATAAACATGCTGATGAACCCGAATTAACAAATACACCATATTTTTTACCAAATGTTTTAGCAATTTTTTCTTCAAATTCAACTGATTTAGGACCTTGTCCTCCTAACCAACCTGATTTCAGAGATTCAACTACAGCATCAATTTCTTCTTGACCATAAGCTTCATGCTTATAAGGAGCATACCATACTTTTTTCATATTGTTCTATATCTTCTTTTATTGTTAAACTTTACTCTTGGGGCATTTCCCATATATTTTTTTGATTCAACTCTTCCGTTAAATTCATTACGAATTTGATTGAGTTGGTTGTTGCCGTTATCTTGATTTTTTATCATAATTTATCTTGTTGTAAATGTGTGTAAAACAAATAAAACCATACCTGAGAATAATATTCCCAATATTGTTTTATCGTTTTGAGTTACCTTTGGGTTATCTTTTATGTTTACTACTTCAAATAAACTATCTGGTGCTTTTTTATATTCCCAAGATGGTTTTTTAGCTCCACAGCTAAAGATTAAAATACTAACTAATGCCAATGCTATCATTTTCTTTTTCATAATGTACTATAATAATTGTTTTGTTTGACTTGTCTTTCTATTGTTTTAGGGTGTTGTAAAGCTAATTCAGTATGAGCTGGGAGGGGAGCATAAGTTTTAAATCCCTCTAGCTTTTCATGTACTTTATTTACCCATTTAATTTCTGGTTTGTTTTGCCAAATACGCCATTGATAGTCAGGCCAATTTATTCTCTCTTCATCATCTACATTCCACCTCCATTTAGTAATATGTTCTTGAGTTAAACCTGATACTGTATTTACTCTAGGTACTAAATAAACTTCATTATCAGGATTACTTTCTAATATAGAAGGTAAGTAACCAAGTAAAACTTCCGTAACCATTTCATCAGCATCAATCTGAAAAATGTAGTCACCGTCACAGTATTCAGTTAATTTATTTTTCCAATCAGCAAAATGATTTTCAAAAAATCCTCTCCATACTTGAAAATTAGGTAATTTATTTAATTTAGTAAGCATATTAATTACTTCTTCATCACCATTTTTTTGGTCATAAAGTACAACAATTTCATCTTGTTGGCGTTTGTTAGCTAGTAAAAAGTCAACTAAACGTTTAACTTCTAACTTTTCATTACAAACAGTAATTGCATAACTTATTTTCATTTAATTTCAACTTTTATAGGTAAGGTATACCCACCTTCTTTTTTATGAAATCTAATTTCAAAATAACTAGGATCCATTAAAGGATTAATACCAATTTCTAATTTTTTTAATTGACCATTTAACATAGGTGGAGCATCAAATTTTGCTTCAGCAATAAATTTATGATCCTTATCTTTAACTTCCAAATAACCATAATCAAACTGGCAAGAACAGGATACTTGTTGTCTGACTAAATGCCAGGATTCAGTCCAATCTAAAACTGTTAATTTCATTTCTTTAGGTTTAAAACTAAATTTTTCATTTAAATAATCTTGTCTTTTATTACAACCACAATCTTCTTTACCTCTTAACTTAGCTACATAAGTAGCTATTCTTTTTCCTTGGCCTAAAGTAACAACTGAGATTACTTTTGCTACTAAATCACCTAATCCTTTCATGGTATTACATCAATATAAGAAAGAGCATCCATAAAATCACGTTCTTCAAAATGTTTTAGTGTAGTCATGTCTGCTCTAAATTTTTCATCTTTAAATTTATCTTTTTCTTCTTCATTAACAGGAACTGCTTTTACTCCAGCCCATTTCCAGTTACTTCTAGATTTACCATCAGCAAATACCATTCCCTTATCTTTTATATTAATAGTTGTTGGCATCCAAATTTTCCCTGTGTCTTCTTCTTCATCCATTAACACTTTATACAACTCTGGGAGTAATTCCCATTGTTCATTAAAAAATTCGGAACCCTTAGTCATAAGACTATTAGACTGGAACCCACAACCATAACATAATTCTATTTTAATTTCATCAGTGACTTCTTGACTATAACAAGCATCAGAACCACATCTAGAACATTCTTTTAATTCATCAAAATTCATTATTCTACTTTTTGTAATTTAGGTAATTCAATCTCTGGTAGTTTTAATTCTACTTGAGTTGGAAAATCAGGTACATAAGCACTTAGTACATTATCAATTCTATTTTTCATTTCCCCATAACTAAATTGTTTTTTGCTATAATTTTTCTGTTTCTTAGAATTTGTACTATAAATTTTATATTTTTTATAACAATCCTTTAAATGTCTTCCTACACTAGATTCATCTACTTTAAACCATTGAGCTTCAGGAATTAACCAATTATTAGCAGCTGATGGATGTACATTTTCTAAAGTTCCATTTAATAATGTGCTCATATCTGGTTTAATAAAATCTAAGTGTCCTGACCAACCTGAAACTATTACAGGTTTGCCTGTTAAACTAAATTCAAGTAATGGTCTGCCATATCCTTCCCCTTTGGTTAAACTAATCATAGCTTTAACTTTTGGGTGGTTATATAATTCATTCATTTCTGAATCTGTAAACTCTCCATTTATTAAATAAATGTTAGGCAATGAAGTTGAATTTATAGTACTTTTTATACTATTAATTTTATCTAATACTGCTTCTCTACTCATATATGAAGCAACTCCTTGAGATACTTTCAATATTAAAGCAGGTTTATTTTTAATTAAAGGTCCTTTAAATGTTTCATAAAAAGATTTAACTAAAACTCCTAAATTTTTTCTATCATGTCCAAAATGACCTTGCATCCAATGTCCTACATTTAAATAACAAAATGATTCAGGAATATCTTTAAAATCAAATGTTTTAATATCTTGAGAAGGTATAGATTTATAAATGTCTAAATTAGCCCCTTCAAACACTACTTCAATAGGTTTTTCTACTTTAAGTATTCTTTGAACTTGATTAGTGTTTTTATTTTTTACTTCATACTTAACACTTTCAAACATACCTTTAGCAAATGAGGATGAAACCCAGTTTACATTCATTCTATTTAATCCCTCAATCCATTCTTGTTTACATGCTGTAGCTTCAATTCCTGCTGTACAACCTATATTAAATTTGCCTTGAGGTTGGAATTCATTTGGAATTGTAATTTGCATCCAAATTTCAGGTTGTTGTTTTATTTGATTTGGTTGAATAGAATGATTATATAAAAATTCCCATTCAGGGTGATCTTTACAAAATCCCCATGAGGTACTTCCCCATCTTTGAGGTAAAAGTTTTACATTATATTTATCTAATTCGATTATAGCTTTAACTAAATCTCTAGATCTAGCTCCATAACCTGAGTAAGTGTCAAAAGGACAACTAATTACAAAAACTGGTTTGCTCATTTAATATATAATTTTATGGGTTAAAAAGTTACCTTTATGTTTAGTGGCATTAACGATTTCATACTTTTCTCTAGGTTTCCAAGTATCGAATAAAGTATTAAAAGCTTCCATTACTCTATTTGCTTGATGTTGAGCTGTAAATCCAGCTTCATCAGACATAGCCCATTCTCTACCTTTAAGACCTGCTTTTTTTCTTGTTTTTCTATCTAAGTTATAAACTTCAAATAATCTTTCAGTTACATCTTCCCAAGCACATCTATCATCATAGATATAGGGGGTTGGGGGAGAACCTTGTATTGATCTTGAAGTCGGGTAAACTGGAAATGCCCATTCACCATGTTCTTTGTAAGTACCTCTGTGATTAGAAGGTACTTCTGAACTTGGTGTAAACCACTCTCCATTCTCGTCAATGAATCTCATTTGATCTTGCATTCCACCTGTTACATTAGATATAATAGGTGTCCCAGCTAATATTGCTTCTGTGATAGTTAACCCCCAACCTTCATTTGAAGTAATAAGAATTTGAACATCAGCTATATTATAAAGCCAATTTAATTGTTGTTGGGATAATTTATTATGTGAAAACTTAATAGCATTTGGATAACTTTCTCCAAATAAGTATTCAGCTACTTTATATAAGTCAGTTCCAGCATCTGTAACAGCTTCTGTGTGTAAAACTAATTTACATTTGCCTGCTTTTTCTTTGTCTAAACCATCTAAAAACACCCTAAAAGCCATCATTGTATCTGGGATTTGTTTACGTCTAATGTTTCTAGAATTAAAGAATGCTACAAATTCAGGAATATCATTATTAAAGAAATCTTTCTTGAATTTTTTTAATTCTTCATCCTCATCTGAAATTGGTTTATAAATGTCTGGGTTTAAACCATGAGGAACATACCTAAGTAATCTATCTTTAGCTTTATCTCCTAATACTATATCATTAATATTTACTGTTTGTTTTGATATACCCATTAATAAATCACATGCTTCATAATATGCTTTATTATACATTGGAGCAGGATAATCATCCCAAATATTTAAGTAAGCAATAGGGATTTTCTTTCTAATCTCAGCTTCCATATTAAATACCCAAGTAAAATATCTTGGATCAGTAATTAACATAATGGCATCAGGTTTCTCTAGATTTATTATATTTCTTAATAAAAATGGATCCCCATATCCATTAACTGGGTATAAAAAGGTACTAGCATCATCTATACCAGCAACTTCATTAGTACTTTTACTAATGTCAATTTTTTTCCCTAGATCTGGATGTTTAATAGCTCCAGCAATATTGACCCAATTAAAATGATGTGCTGTATGTATTACAATTTCTTTAGCAATAGTTGCTACTCCAGAATGTACTCTAATATCATCACAGATTAATAATATCTTTTTTCTTTGGTCTTTAGGTATGTGTTTAAAACTTTTATTCATTTAATAACAATTTATAAGTCAAGATTTGTTTGATTGGTAATTTGCTTACGAAATTCATCATCTGTAAGGTACAAATAAACTGCTCGATCGGCAAGCTTTTGGAATGAAAACTTTCGCTTTACACATTCAATCTTAAAATTCTCGAATAAATCGCTTTTGATTTTTACACTGGTAAGTGTCATTTCTTTTTTTGCGTTCATAATCTTTATTTTAATAACATTATTTATCTATAAATATATGGAGATATTAAAAAATTATCCCTTCTCCACACGTTTCTTTATCTTCTTTAAATGGACAGAACATACAATTCCACTTTGAAACAGATTTGGGATATTCAATATCTTTAATTTCTCCATTTGAATTAAAACATTCATTAATAAAATTATTTATAGCTTTTTTAGCTCGTCCTAATTTAATTTTCCCACTAGGTGGGCTGAATGTTTGTACTCTATATGCTTGGTGTGGTGACATAATGTTGTCATCATTCCAATCTAAAACTTTTCTTTTAACAATGAAAAATTCAATATCTACATTACTAATAGGAATACCATATTGCTCACTAAAAAACTGTTTATACAAAAGTAACTGATATTGTTTATCTTCATTTTTCTTATCTCTAGCATTCCAACCTTTAGTACTTGTCTTAATGTCTATTATCTTAAATGTTTGTGTATTTTCATTATATAATACAACATCAAGGAATCCTGTATATTTTATGTTGGTATACATTTTATTTGGTGAAATAACAATTGGGATTTCGCATCCAACTAAATGCCATCCTCTTCTTGAAAAATACCTAGCTCGCTTCTTTTTAAACCAATTTAAAATACCAACTCCATCTTCAAAAAATTCTCTCATTTCTTCAGCAGATGAAAAATGTTGGTTATTATTTTTTTTATATTGGTTTTGATATTCACCTATAAATTTCTCTTGAAATAATTCTTCTAAGTTAATTCTATCTGCGTTTGCAGCACTAGTATCAAACATTACATCTAAATAATGTTGTAATACTTCATGTATAGCAGTTCCAAATACAGTATGAATTGATGATGTAAATACCTTTATCTTGTCTTTATATTGCAGTTTCCAACGATGTGGACAACCGCGAAATATAGACATTTGCGAATAAGAGACATTTTTCTGATAAGCAAAATTTATCTCTTGGGGAGGATTACTTTTAATCTCCCTAACTATTCTAGGTATTTTTCTAGCCAAAACTTATTTTTTCCATTTATCACGTCCCACTAATAAACCAATTATTCCATAATTAGCTATATCAATAAACGTGTCTTCCATTCCTTCTCCTTTAACAAAGTTTTTACCATTAATTATTAGATTTTTTAATCTACTAATTTTATCAGTTAACCTAATACATAATCCAGTTAGTGAGAATGTTTTGTCTTCTGGATTGGTTAAATCACCCCCTAAAGCAATATTATTTAATCCATAATCTAAATGCTTACGAGCAAACATTTCATACATTTCTTTTTGAATTGTTTTAAACTCTTTAGATAATTCTGGGTATTCAGCTTCAAAATGGGCTACTACATCACTGTAGGCTTTAAAATCTTCAAAGTTGTCTATACCTCTTTTAGCGTTCATAATTTCTCTATCGCTCATAATTTTTTCATTTTGTAATTCGTGCCATTTAGATATTGTATCACCCATTAACTACATCTTTAGTTGTAAAATATTTTTTAAGTGTGGATAATCTATCATCAGCGTCTACTAACATAACGAGAGCTTCCTCAGCATTTTTATAAAAATCTTCAGTTGAGTGATCTCCAATTCCTACGGCTTTGTTGCCTAATAATTCTAATGATAATAAAGCTTTGTCTTTATCTGCTTGTGCAGATGATTTTAACATATTGTATAATTCTAGTGTCATTTTAATAATGGTTTTATTTCTTTTTTTTCTAGTCCTATTTGATTTAATATACGACTAACTTCTTGGTTCCCCAAAATATTAATATATTCTCTAGCTTCTTTAGAAGAACATTCAAAATAATTTTTAATATGTTCTACTAAATCTTTGTTTGGCTGTTTAGTTTTTGATTTAATATATTTATTCCATTTATTATTTTTAGGAATAAATTCCTTATAAATGTTATAAATCATTACTTTTTCTTGAGGTGGAAATTCTTGAACATAATTTACTACCTCAATTAAACTTTTATCCATAGATATAAACCTATGAATCATATAACTATTAAAAACATCCCAATCTTTATCTGTAAATTCTGATGAGGGTGTTTTATATTGATTTATATGTTTGAGCCAATCAAATATATTAGAGCAACTCATCTGCTAATTCTTCTCTTAATTCTTTAGGAACTGAATCGCTTAAAATTTTATTAGTTGTTGGGTCATAAAATACAGGTATTGGTAGTAATGCATCACTATCAGTACCAGTTACAAATCTTGAAACTCTTCTTAAGAGTATTCCTTGTTGAAAAATAGATCCTCCTTCACTATTTTTTACTTCATTAGTGTTTTTCAGATCAATCTGAGGTTGTTGAACTTGTTGTTCCATAGTTATTTATTATTTATTAAATTTGAAATTAAACTCATTGCATTGATTTCTTTATCAATACGAAAATTTGCTTTATATTGATGATCATTTATTAGAATGGCAACTGTACCTTCTTTACCTGGAAGGTATTCAGATACTCTTTCATATAATGATTTAAATAGTTCATCAAAGTCATCTACATTAGCATCAGCTACAATTTGTCGAATAGCTTTAAAATCAGCTTTATCTTTTAGTTCGGCAATAACTTTATCTATATAATTAGATGATACTAGTACTGATTTATCTAAGTTCAACATACTATCTTGAGTAGATAGTTGAATAGTATTAATACATTTTCTTAAATCAGGATAATATTGTGTTACAATAGCTCCTAATTCATTCATTTCGAATCCTATACCTTCTTGATCCATAATCCAAGCTAGATGTTTAGCAACATCTTTTTTAGTTGGAGGTACAATTTTAAGTACTTGGCACCTAGATTGTAAAGGATCAATAATACGTTCTACATAATTACAAGTTAAGATAAACCTAGTAGTTCGCGAAAACGTTTCAATGATATTACGGAGCGAAGCTTGCGCTTGAATAGTAAGAAAATCAGACTCATCCAAAATAACAATCTTAAGTGGCTTAAACGAAGCCACACTAGCAAAGCTTTGTACTTTATCTCTAATTGTTTCAATACCTCTTTCATCCGAAGCATTAATATAAATGCTGTCACAATCAAGATTTTGTACAATGAGTTTAGCAAGAGTTGTTTTTCCGGTTCCAGCAGGTCCATAAAATATTAGGTTTTGAATATCATTCTGTTCTAAATATTTAGATATAGACTTCTTAATATTCTCATTACCTACATAATTTTCTAATTTATTAGGTCTATATTTTTCTACTAATAAACTATTGGTCTGGGTCTGAGTATTCACCATATATAGAATATGTTTTAATTGGTTCAGGTTTAATTTCAACTTCTTCAGCTGATATAGCATATAATTTACTACTTAAAGGTTCTAATCTATAATGACCAGCAAACCCTGTTTTTCTCATATACGCTTCTAATGTATCAGTCAAACTAGTATGAATTTTACCATTAGGTTCATCTGCTAATTGCCATCTATCTCCTGGTGGAACACGATTAGCAATTAGCACATTTTCTTCTAATAATTCTGTTTTAATTTTATCTGCCATAATATACGAAATTATTTTACATCATCCCCATCATTGATGGATCCATTTGAGGTTGATTTGATTCTTCTTTAGGTTCATTTACTACAGTACATTCTGTTAGTAATACTGTACCAGCTACTGATGCTGCATTTTGTAATGCTGTTCTTGCTACTTTAGTTGGATCAATAATACCTGCTTCTTTCATATTAACTTTTTTAGCAGTTTTAATATTAAATCCAGTCCAAGCATCATTACCAGAATTAACTAAATTATCAGCCATGATTCTACCATCAACTTCATCCCATCCAGCATTTACTAAAATTTGATTAAATGGTTTAGCACATGCTTCAACTACAATTTGAGCTCCTGTTGTTTTAGCTTCTAAACCAGATGAGGCATACAATAAAGCTGTCCCACCTCCTGGTATTATACCTTCTTCAATAGCAGCTTTAGTTGCATGTAATGCATCATCAACCCTATCTTTTTTCTCTTTCATTTCAGTTTCAGTATTTCCACCTACATGAATAATAGCTACTCCTCCGACAAATTTTGCCAACCTTTCTTGGAGTTTTTCCGTTTCGAACGGTGTTGTTGCTTTGTCGATTTGTTGTTGTAATTCTTCAATACGTGCTTCAATTGATTCAACTCCTCCTTTTCCATCTACTATTGTTGTTTGTTCTTTTCCTACAGTTACTGTTCTTGCTTCACCAAACCATTCCCAACTGAATTTGTCTAGCTTCATTCCTTTTTGTTTGTCAAATACTACACCACCAGTTGTAATGGCGATATCTTCTAAAACTAATTTTCTTCTCTCCCCAAAGTCAGGTGCTTTAACAGCACATACCTTCATTGTACCTCTCATTTTATTAACAATAAGAGTTGCTAATGCTTCATTATCAATATCTTCAGCAATAATTAAAAGTGAACGTGCTTGGGATGAAACACCTTCTAGAATAGGTAATAGATCTTTTACTTGTGTTATTTTTTGATCTGCAATAAGAATAAAGGGATTATCCAATACTGAAGTCATTGTATTATTATTTGTAACAAAATAAGGCGACTTGTAACCTCTATCAAACTGCAACCCTTCAACAGTTTCTAAATAGGTTTCTCCTGTCTTTGACTCTTCAATATGAACAACCCCTTCCATTCCAACTTTCTCAATAGCAGTAGCAATGAGTTTACCAGTTTCAGGATCATTATTTGCTGAAATAGTAGCAACTTGTTCTAATTGCTCTTCACCTGAAATATCTTCTGCTATTTGAGTTCTGAGGTTATCTACTACTTGGTTAACTGTAGCATCAATATCTCTTTTAATTTGAACTGCATTTTCATTATTATTTAAAGCTGTTAATCCTGATTTAATCATTTCTCTAGCTAATAAAGTAGAAGTAGTAGTACCATCTCCTGCTTTTTCAGCTGTTTTAACTGCAGCTTGTTTTACTAATTGAACTCCTAATTCTTGATTTGGGTCTGATAATGAAATGGATTTAGCTACTGTAACCCCATCTTTTGTGGATTGTGGAGCTCCCATTTCATTAGCTATTACTACGTTTCTACCATTAGGACCTAACGTTGATACTACTGCATCTGCTAGTATATCAATTCCTTTTACTAAATTGGTTCTTGCTTCAGAACCTAAAATAACTTGTTTACTCATATTAAATATCTGTTAACATTTCTTTTTCTTCTTCACTTACTTTTGTTTCAGCTAATACATCTTCTACACTTACTGTAGGTGTAATTTTAGCTAATATTTGGTTTTCAGGACCTACATAATATTCATCTCCATTATAAGGTAATTTAGTAAATCCCATAGTAGGTAATACTACTTTATCTCCTACTTGAAGAATAGTACTTATAAATTCACCTGTAATAGTAGGTTTTCCAGGTCCAACAGCAATAACTTCACCCATTTCATTTTTTTCATTACCTAAATCAGGTACAATGATATTACCGTAAGTTGTTTCTTCGTTTTCAATCGGTTTAACTATAACCGCATCAAATAGTGCTTCTAAGGCCATCTGTATAATTTTTAATATTAGATTCTATTGTTTTAAATTCACTTAAAAACTCACTAAGATTATCATAATCTGTTCTTGTATGTAGTTTACATTGAGTGACTTTTTGAAGTGCTTGTTTGAATTCAGGATAATAACCCTGTGGTTTTGTGTATTCTTTTCCTTTACCTTTGGATCTAAAATGATCAGCATTTGGAGTAATCCTTTCCATTACTGTGTAACATACTTCATCTCTAGTAATGAAATAAGGTTCCATTGAAGGGTCGGAAATTGTTGTGATTGATTTTGCTTTTCTAGCCATATAACTTTAATTTAGTGTAACATAAATATACGAAAAACAATGTGCTAGGACACATATTTTTAATAAAACTTATTACTTAATTTTGATAGACTTTGGTTTAGCTTCTTCAGCAATTGGGATAAAAATGGCTAAAAGTCCATTTACCAATTCAGCAGTTGCTTCACTTAAATCAAATTTAGGAGCTATCTTATATCCTAAATTAAATGATTTTTTTGATAACCCATTATAAATTGTACCTTCATGAAATTCTTCAGTTTCGGGTTTTTTATAAGAGATTTTCAAAATATCCCCTTCAATGTTGATATCAACTTCTTTTTTAGTTAGTCCTGTACAGGCAACTTCAAAATGAAGTCCTTTATCATCATAAAAGATATTAACGGGATGTGGTTGTTTGGATTGTAGTGCTGGTGCGAATTGCGACTCAGCGTTAAAAAGATTTCTAAATAAAATGTCGAAAGGACTAATCTGCCTTTCAAAGATTTCTAATGTACTCATATCATTAAATTTTGTGAGCGCCTAAGCTAACTCGGTTAAACAAAAACATAACAATGTGCCCTAGCTACAAATGTTTGTTTATTATACATATATAATTTATTCGTTTCTTGCGACAAAATATTCACTTTTAATGCCTTCAGATTCGAAATCTATTTTTAATATCCCATTATTTGATAATTTTAAAGAACAACTATCCATATCTTTATTATTGTTTAGTATATCTTTAAAAATATCAGAATTAAATGGAACACTTAAAGTATTATCTTTAATTTCACCACCATTTACTTGGTATGAAATTTTATTTGAAAACCCTGTATTGTCACCAAATATAAATTCGCATATA